AACCCTAAAAACTCAGTACCACTGGCAATAGCATACGCCATTTGCAATACAAACCAAGTTTTCCCTACTCCATCTGTTCCCGCCACCAAGCTAACCCCACCTTCGTAAAGGAGATATTGTACGATCGGTTCTGGTGGGGTATTGTATGATGCGGTCAAGTCCGAGGTATCAATTACATCATATCCTCTGCTTGGTAGCTTATATTCAACTGCATTTTGAATACTAGCCTTTAATTCTTTGTATTGGTACTCTTCATCTTCCTTATACTTGGTAAACTCATCTCGTATATCGTATCCTTGAGGTAGGTATTCACTCCAAGTAGTAGTATATACCTTAATTCCTCTACTCTCGGTCTTAATTCGTTGCGCCAGTCTCTCTGCACCCTCTCTTCCTGGCGTGTCATTATCATACGCGATATAGATATACTTAAAATCAAGGATTGGACTTAAATCTTCGGGTACTGACCCTGCCCCTGCGCTGAAACTGATAGCATTATTCGGGCAAACCAACATATCGGTTTCACCTTCACATATAATTAAGGGTTTATTCTTATCGTAATCCTGTAAAAGATTCAATCCATAGATTTGGCAATGCTTATCTCCTTCCACCCAATACGATTTATGTATTTTAATTCCTGTAACCTTGCCATTTTCATCCAAATAATTAAAGACTTTGAGTCCATCATCGGTATATCCTACCTTCATTTGTTTGAGTCTTGGTAAGGACTGTAAGTGTTGCGCGGGTACATTCTTTATATATCTATCCGCGATATGATCTAAACTTCCCTTTATTTCGCGTTTAATGGGGTGTATATGTCCGTTTTTTATCGGAGCTTCACCATTAATCATCTTCTCAGGATTCTTCATGTCTAAAGCCTTTGCGAGTAGGTAAGCATTTCCCTTCCATCCGCAGCTAAAACACTTGCATTGACCGTTGGTAAGATTGAAAGAAAAAGAGGGTTTAACATCTTCATGTATACCAAGTGGACAACTGCCCTTTCCTTGATCCCCTTGATATTTTACTCTCTCTACTCCTACCTCATATTCATAGAAATACTTAAAATCAGGCATCTTGGGTTAGGTCTTCAAATGCTTTTTCTTCATGATCCATTGCCCATAACATAATAGCATAGTTCACTAAGTCCTGACATCTTCCCTTGAGTCCTTCTGATCCTTCTTTTCCTGAAATAATATAGGCGCGTATTGAGTCCATGTGCTTTAACATATACACTAAAGCCACCATTTTTGCATCTAAGTCTAAGCGTTGACCAATAGATTTAAAGTTTTTGAACTTGTCACTTGAATCCACGCAGTATTCACGACCCTTTTCTATCTGTATGTTTTTACACTCTTCTAAAAAAACATCACTTAGCTTAAAAAATGTATCTACTTGCATTGTATCTCCTTATTTATATCCTACTTTCATGTAGTAATTGTTACCAAATTTCTGTACTTCTTCTCTTGTTTTTGGGGTTTTGCCTATGCACCACCCCCATTCTATTGCTCCCTCGCGCATTTCAGCTAAAATCTGCGAGGAAGAAAGTCTTTCTTTAATCTTTATGTTAATCGTGTAGTAAGTCATAGACTACGATTGGATTAAACTCACCTAAATATCCACCGACTACGTTGTACTGCACCCATTCCACCGACTCTTCATCTGTCCAATCATTCACATCTTTAAATAACTCCACCAGTTTGGTATAGCTATATACCACCTTACCACAATGACTTACTCCTAAAATGGCAGCATCCAGTTCTTTTGGGTCATAAACGATTGCTTCAGGATTGTAAGTTGCTATTTCATCTCTCATTTCAACCAATCCTTCATTTTCATTAGTACCACCGTTTCACCTCGGTCTGCTCTGGTCATCACCAAATCACAATTCCCAAATGCTAACCATTGTGGAATACTTTTTCTTCTTTTTGCTTGTATCTTCAAAGTTTTTTTATCCTTCTTTGCCACTATGTCCACATCTTCGGTAAACCCCATACTTCTACCATCCGATCCCCAAGCGCGTTTTACCTTATAACCCGCTTTGGAAAGTTGCTCTACGAGTTCTCTTTCGTACGTATTTCCTTTTGATTTAGATTTACTTGCCATTTTCTGCTGCATCCAAAAAACCTTCAAGAATCTGATTCAAGGTTTCTTTCATCTTTATATTTTGACTATAACAAAATGTTCTAAATCTCTGATATACATCAGGTTGCACGGTAAGTCTATGTCTTGTAGATAACTGCATACGATTGCTACCTTGACTATTCAGTTGAGGTTTTATCTTTTTAATTAACTGCTCTTCTAAGTCATGTGCAGCTCCATAAGTAGTGGCAGGCTTCATCTTTACATAATCCCAATCTTTAATCGTATGTTTCGTAAATCTCTGTCGTACATTCTTGGAAATACCTATATACATCACCTTATCATTCTTGTACATCACATACACACCACAACATATAGGCAATTCCTTTTTATCTTTATACACCTGCCACTTACTCATTTATTTCTCCATACATCTATTTTATTTAAACTCATTACCAAGATAAACATGGTGGTTACTACTTTAAATATTTGAGTAAAAAACCAACCAATCATTATCATCCAACTAGGTATATCAATCAGTATCATTTCTCTACCTCATCAAAGATTTCTAATAACATCGCTTCTATCTTTTCAAATTTTTTATTAATGAACCATCTCTGTAAATAGTGATATGTAATGATAGATACGATAACGATTGTTACAATAAACACATCAAAAGCATTTTCTTGTAACGACTGCAACCAAAACTTCATTTGATTCTCCTTTGTTTGTAAATCTTGCCCCACAGGTTTCTATTCGCGCCAACCAACAGAATACAATTACTTGTCACTCTCACCACTTTATCCAAAGGAAATAAGAGTCCTGCTTGCTTATGTGTTCTGCTCACAGGTTTAGTTATTTGTTTGTTGCGGGGCATTGTTTTTATAAAATTCTTTTTCCATTGTATCCAAGCGATCCAATAACTGCTGCACTTCCTGTACTGCCTCTTTATCATTCTCTGCTTTGCTTTTTACTACTTCACTGGATAGACCTTTTCTGATCCATGTTAAATCTTTAGGATTGATCTTCATGTATTGACTCCACTTTGGTTGATATACTATAAATTTCATGGGTAGGTATGAGATAACAGCGTTTTGGTTCTGTATCTCCTTTCCCTGTAATCAATCTTTGTTGATACCCTTTCTCTAAGATTAAATCTTTAATCTTATCAGGCTTTACCCAGACTAAATTCTTTCCATCATAAAACACCCATATATCGGCTTCTGTTGAAAGAATACCTGATGGTTTATGATACATATAGGTTTCGATTAAGAAATTGTTGGTGTGTTGTGACTTTTGGTCACTTTTTACTTCTATCCTTGTATTGGTAGAAGGTGAATACAAATCAAATTGTTTAAACTTGCCTGGAATAGGCACAGCAAACGGGTCTTGTTCTCGAATCCTATCGAGAACTAATTTTTCTATTTGTTTACCGTATAATAGTGCTTCGTTGAATGTAGGCATGGTATGTGGTTCTCATAGCTACTCCTGATCAGTACACTGACAGGGTTCAAAAAATTCATGTGGTACTTGATAGTACCCTCTCTCTTCATACTCAATCTCAAGTACACCACCATCACCAGAACAATACTCACAACTTGTTTCCGCAAACCTGCTGAAATATTCCGCTTGTTCTTGTGCAGTCATGCACTCAAACTGTTCAGGGCGGGGATGCGCCCGCCCGTTACAGTCTGGTATGGATTTAGAAGGGTAGTTCATCATCCTTTTTTTGTTGATTAGCTTGAAACTCGCTAATCTGTAGAGATAAATACTTATCTCCTTTCTTTGATAGATTAGACCAAGCACGCAAGCTATAGTCTTTTCCATCAAGATTGATTTTCCCAGTCATGTGGGGGTGCTTGTCTGTCTTACGCTCTTTTGCGGTAAACAAAGCACCTTTATTGGTATTATCAAAAGCCATTACGCTGACTCCTTTAGTTGTTCCTGCTCTTCTTCTTCTGGTCTTAATGAGAAGGTTGTAGGTAGGTCTGGTGGAAAGGACGGAGCAGGATAATTGTTCATCCAATCCGAGACTTCTACAACCTTTTTCCAAGTTGCTTCATCAGGTTTATATTTCTTAAAAGTATAATTAGGTGCTTTACGCCATCCTGATTTGATATATAAACACGCAATGCCATCAATGGGATGCTCTGGAAATAGAGACTCCCATAATATTTTATAAGACGTTAATTGTAGTTGATGTGCTTTATATGGCTTCCCTGTTTTCCAGTCTACAATCCATCGTTCTTCCTCCCCTTTCTTATTGACTAGGCGCACTACCCAATCGGCAGTACCTGCCCAGGGATGTAACTGATTTCCCTCTGAGTCTGCTGCTAAATCAAACATACATATCTCTGTAGCTTCTGTAGTAAACTCTCCATTTACTTGAGAGTCCTCACAAAACTGCATAAAAGACATAATGTATTTAATCATTTCCCTAGTGACAGGGATTAACTCATCGGTATCTTTGTTATGCCATTTAGGTTGCTGTTCAAAATCTATCTTTGTACCTAAAAGCAGTCGTTCACAGTAATCATGTACGATTGTTCCTATGGATGCGCGTTTATTCGCGTAGTCCATAGCTGCTTCATAAGTCGGTGAATTACCTAACCATGTATGAAAACCTATACCTTTATCTAATGCACTCTCAAATGTGGTAGATGATCGCTTATATATCATCGGTGCATTTTTGAAATGTTCTTCCCAATAGGATTCTAGTGGCGAATACCATCTTCCGTTAGAAAGATCATGCCTCTCAACGGGTATAGGTGATTGTAGTAGTTCCTGCTCTAACATACTATTACCTCTTTTATTATAGTATTAAATCGCTGATGTCATATCGTTTTGTTCTGTAGCCAAGATTAATTTCTTTGATCTTTCCTGACTTTGCCCAAACTCTAATTGTATATGGCGAAACTTTAAAATGCTCAGATGCTTCTTTCGTAGTCATTAGTGAATAATTACTTGTATCTTTCATTGCTATTCCTTATTATTTGTCATGATATTTAAACATTTATTAACAAAACTTAATCTAAAGTTATCTAAATAAAACTAAAGATGCAAGACAAAAACCTTAATATATATAAAGATTTAATTAGTAAACTAAAGAATCACCTTAAGATATATACAGATGATGCTTTAGCAAAGAAACTAAATGTGTCACCTTCTGCTGTGGCACAGTGGTATAAGCGCGGAGTACCACAAAGATTTATGATTGAATATAATCAAATAATTTCAGGGGTAAGGAGTAATGCCGTAGGAGTACAGGAGCAAGTTGTAGTTGAAAATCAACCAATTCACATAACAAAAGGAGAAGAACCAGTGGATGCTTCCTATATTATAGACCTTCAGAAAGACAAAATAGAATCGCAAAAGAAGGAAATTGCGAGATTAAGCACAATCGTTAACCAACAAAAACAAACCAAAAACAAGCCAGCATTTCATTTTAAAACGAAATCGAATTACGATTCTAAAACAAATACATTTGCAATAGGTGAAGTAACTGGCGATACATCCATGACAGGGTACACCACAGAATATTTATCTAACTTAAAAGCGGAAGAATGGTTTGCAATGTATCATCCTGAAAGTGCAAATCAGTTAGTAGCATCTGTACCTACTGAAATACCAGATCACACTCATAACATTTTTAAAAATATTTTATGGAAAGCAAAAAATGGAAAATATATAGTGTACAATGTAGAATCATATTTTGACAAGGAAGAGGGTGTAGTTCGATCGTATTACTATTGGGTAAACGGAGATATTGAAGGGCAGAGTTGAGTTCTATACGAAAACGACCTGGATCTAAATACTATCAATACACTACAGGAACACCACCAAATAGAATACAGGTAAGCACAAAAACTACCAATATTCACGCTGCAAAAATAAAGCAGAAAGAATTAGACGAAAAATATGAAAGGCAGGGTTTGATCGCATCTCCAAACCTTGCCAAGTTTATTGACTCCTACCTACTATGGCACAAAGACAATAAAAAGAAAGATTGGAGTGAACGAGTAGAGTACGGTCTACAAACCTTTAAAACTATGTATGCTTCTATGGATATAAGTAATATGGACATTGAACATATTACCGCATTTAAGAAGCATAGAATGAAATCGGTATCAGGGAATACGGTTAACCATGAGTTATCTATGATCTCTGGTTTATTTAAATATGCTCAAATGAGAAGAATGGCATTTAGTAACCCTGCTGATCCTTTCTTTGTTGCGCGGATTGACACCTCAGAAGATATACGCAACCCTATCCCCTTACCTATTATAAAGGAAATCATTAACACTACCACTGATCCTAAAGATAAAGCCATGTTTAGTCTTGCTTTATACGCAGGATTTCGCGCTCAAGATGCAGGAACAATCACAAAAGATGAAATCCATGATGAGTATTTTGTATGGAAACAAGGTAAAGTGGGAAGAAAATGCGTAGTTCCAAAACATCCTATATTTAATTCAATGAATTTGGTGAACCTAAAACCTGTGAAATCAAAAAGAAGATCGGTTACTCAGCGTTTACAAAGAAGATTACAGGAGTTTGGAGAAAAAGGTGATTATCATAGTATCAGACATACCTACGGTGAAAGACTGGAAGAACAAGGATTGGAGTTTCTGGAAGTGAAGTTTTTAATGGGACATAGAATAGATGATATTACATGGAGATATATTCATAAGAATGTATCCAAGTTTAAACCTGCTATTTATAATATATAACTGTCACATAAATGTCACATATTTATCACAACTTACTATTACTTATGATGATGAATGAGAGTGTGTTTTACGAGGGAAAATAAGATGTAACGAGGAAGGTCGGATCGGTTTTCAAGACCAGTGCATTCAGCCAGACTCTGCCACCCCTCCGAAGATAAAATTTTATTTAATTATGTGACTGTCACATTTTTGTCACATTTTCGTATCTTTCAATAAACTCTTTTGGATCACCCTTTCCTAAATCTGAATTGAAATATTTTTTCCAATAATTTGCCATACCTTCTACAGTTTTTGGAAGTTTTTTTGGGACTCTCCGATACTTTAATCTACACATAATTATAGCGTATGCGATATTGGTTTCTAATAAATCTCTTACATCTTCTTCCTCAACACCTACACTAAAAGTAAAAGGTGCTACCTTTGCAGCTCTTGCACATTTACCTAATAAATTCTTTCTATAATCAAGGTAGTTAACAATCGTATCCATAGCACCAGTCATTCCTGGTTCTATCTGCCACCAGCTGCGTGCGACCCCATTATTCCATTGTTTTAAATAATCGTAATTACTCTCTACCAGACCAGTCCCAAATATCAAATTCTCCGCTTCTAGGGAGTACATATTTATTTTCTTCAAAACTACCGCTATAAGCTCCCTGATCTGTTTCTGTTTTCTTGCGTGCATATCGTGTTACCTTATATTCATGTACATAGACATAATTTATTGTTTCTTCTCTGTAAGTAATTTTTTTAGTAGTAGTTCCTCGGTTGTAAACCGAGTATAGAATGGCGATGAGTCCTAATCCGTATAAAGCATATTTACTCATTGCAAAAAGTTAATATACAGACTAGGACAATCTCGACTATAACTGCTCTAGAGCTTCCTCAACAGCTTCTTCCAATATTTCCTGCATCACTCCCGCTACCAGATCTGTTCCTTTATCAATCATCTTTTCAAAAATGACTTGTTCTGCTTTCTCTGAGATCCCTGGAAGATTTATTTTCTTGTTGACTACAGTTGCCCATTTCTTTTCAAAGTCTTTAGATTGAATTTTTCCAACGACAATCTCATTTAACTTTGATTGAATAACAGGAAGGTTTGATTTTGCCTGATCTTTTAATTGATCAGTTACAATCCCTTTAATATCCATAGCTCTTTCTTCCTCTTTTCATCTTTTTCTTTTTCGTAGTTCCAACCTTTTTGGTTTTCATCTTTTTCTTCTTATGATATGGCATTATTTTGCCCTCCTTACTTTTCTTGCGATTCGTTTTGTGTATTTAGCTCGTGGTTTGCCTTTTGCTGATGCAGCTCTTTTTCGTCTATTCGTAGCTGCTTTTTGACTGGCACTGAGACTTTTCCTAACTGCTTTAGGTAAGTAACGACCACGTTTCTTTTTTGGTTTCTTTGCATCTCCTTTGGTAACATAATCCCACTTTTGCTTAGACCATTTTGTTAATTTATTTTTTGATGTTTTTTTACCTGAGTATCTACCACCCATTTGTTTATAATATTTAACTGCAAGCTGCATAGCTCTAGCAGAGTGTTTACCACCCATTTTAGCTTTAGCTTTTGCTTTAGCTCTTGCCCATTTAGCAGGATCTCTTTTTTTTGCAGTAGCCACTATTTACTATGTCTTTTCATAATCGGAAAATTTGCTGTTAAGGATGCACCTTTATGCTTTTTAAATGCTCCCTTATGCTTCATTAACTTTAACGTATTTCCTTTTTTCATCCAGTGATACCCTTTAGGTGCTTTTACTTTCATCTTCTTCTCATTCCTTTTACTATCTTTTGTGATTTAGGCGGTCTTTTCTTTGATCCACCTTTGCTCCAGAAAAACTTGTCTGCCCAAAATGCAGCAGAACTCCTACCCTTCTTAATATTTTTAGCATGGCGAGATTTAAAACTTTTGCGAGCTTCTGCACTATAATTATGCCCCATATTCTGATCACCAAACCTGATCACTTTTACTTTACCATTTACCCTTGTAGCTACAATCCCCTTTTTCTTTGGATGTCCAGGAGTGCGCTTTGGTTTATTTAGTTTGGTTAACCCAAATCGTTTTAGTTTCTTCTTTTCTGCTTCAGTCATTTTTAATTCTTTTGATTTTATAGGTGAGATATACAATGCTCATTACTGCTACTACACACTGTAATAGAAGATTTAATTCTGCGATATAGATGCCATAGTTGGCAAATGATATAGAAGATACTTTTAAACTATCCATTAATGTTTTCCTCCACCATTTAATCTGCCACTCATGTAACTAATTTTATCAGATAAGTCATCTACTTCTTTCATTAATGATTCATGTCTACGATCTAGCTTGTCATTTACATTCACTTTAAATCCGTTAATAGAATCAATGAGCTTTACACAAATATTCATTGTATTACTTAGCTCTGACTTCATGCTTGAAAGAGCTTGTTGTATTTCATCAATATGTTCAGTTTGTGATTTATTTTCTTTTATAAGATTTGTAATCATAAACCCAAAAAGAAGCATACATATTCCGATTACTCCAAGCTCTCCATAAGCCTCTAGTATTGTAGTAGTGTCCACTATCTTATCTTTACCTCTTCCAATCTTTGATGCTTATAGCACCAATTACTATCATCGCTGATACGACCATGAAACAAATGAATCACAGAATCAGCATCCATTATCTCGATAAATACCGAATTTGAAACAGAATCCTCTGGAGCTAGTGGTAGGTTTGCGATTATCCAACCTTGATTTCCGCATCCTGTAAACCACAGGAATATCATAAGAAGTGTTAGTATTTTCATGAAGTACGATAAAATCTCCGCTACTTAGTTTCTTGATCTTGTTCTTCATCTTTTTCAATACTCGCTTTCAGAGCATCTAGAAAAGCCTGTTTGCCAAATCTTAATTGCTGAAGATTAAATTCAGAAGATTTTTCCTTTCTTTCTAAATCCGCAACGTGATTAATCATCAACTTTTGCTCTTCAGATAACTCTGATTCTTTATAATCCTTATCGAATAAAGTGATTATCTGTTCTTGTGGTTTCTTTTCTTTTTTTGCCACGTTTAACTCCTATCGTTATTAATTAAAGTTTCTTGAAATCTTCTATTGCTGTTGCTAATCCATCAGATTGTGCTTTTGCTCTTGCCATTTCAGCATCATATCTTTCTTTTTCTCTTTCTAATTCAGATAGAGAATACTGTCTTTCTTGATCAGCTAATGCTTCACCACTTTCAGCATCCCATCTCTTTTGCACTAAAGCAATGTATGACTCTTTCTTTTCTTCTACTGCTTGACGTACAACTTTGCCATCTTCGTCTTTTACTTCGCTAATAGCTTCTTGCACTACTCTTTCTTTGCTTTTAAAATCGGCTGTCTTACCTTTTTTATCAGCATATTTTGCCCAATTCATTATGAGACTCCTTATTTGTTTTCTAATTCAGTTACTTTTGCAGATAACTCTTGTACTGCTTTGATTAATGGAAATATCAAGTTTCCATAAGTTAAGGTCTTTATTCCACTATCTTGAGTTGGTGCATAAGTTTCTACATTTCCAATACCATGCTTTTTAAGTGCTTCCTCAACCTCTTGAGCAATTAAACCAACTTGAGTTTCAGTTGGATCTGCTGGTTTTTCTACACCCTCTTCATTCCATTTAGAACTTCTTATTTCATCTGGAAAATCTGCTGGATTTTTATAGATATAAGTTTTTAACTGTAAATCTTTTATAAAATCCAATCCTTTTAAATCATAGTCTTGAATGTCTTTCTTTGTTCTTTCATCAGAAGAATAAGCTGTAATACTTGATACTTGTGCTTTTATAGCTGTTACACTTGTATTTCCAAGTGCTATTTCATTATTACCTGTTCCTGTTGCACCTTGACCTATTACTGTTTGATTAACTCCACCAGAGCCACTTGCATTTGCACTAGAGCCTATAAGCGTGTTAGCATTTCCAGTAGTCAAATTATAACCAGCTCTTTGCCCTAAAGCTGTATTGTGACCATTATCATTATTTACTTGTGATAGTGCTTGGTAACCTACAGCAGTTTGAAAACTTCCAGCATCTTCTAATTT